AGGCATTGCAGGCATAATCCAGCAGATTCTCTCCAAATTCAATCGGCTGTTCGCAGGTCGTGCCATAATCCTGCAAAGTAACCAGATCCAGATACCGCTTGCCGTCCGCCTTACGCACCCGCAGATAACCGCCCAGCCGGTCGCATAACTTATCACGCAGGCAGGTAAGCGTATCTTCGTAATTCGTGTAGCGATATATGCTATCGTTCGGATCTTTTACCGTTACCACACCGACCTCAAACCGTTTCTTTTCCTCCACCTGCGCGTTGTGGTTATTGATAAGCGTGGTAAAAAACTGTAGAGGAGTCTGATCCTGATACCGCCCCTGCGGCTGAATAGAATCATACAAAAAAGCTAACTCCCCGACGGCATAGACCTGCTTTACCATATCAAGGCTCTCTTCCGACTCGCGCACCTCTCCATAAAAGATCTCGCGTCCATCCTTAAGGATCTGCAACATGCTGCGCCGATTCTCAATGGCGTTATAAAGCGGATTCGACGCCAGAACGTCACACTCGAATGTACCAGAGTCATTCAGCGCCTGTTCCAGCTTTGCATTAGTTACTGCACACTGCAGGTCACCCGGATAATATAATGTTTTTCCATCAAGTAAAACTTCATAAATCATAAGTAAGCTCCTCGATATCTGATAGACAGCTTCCCGCGGCCAGTAAACTGCAATGTTACGTCATCCGCCCCAATCTTTATCGCTGGAAAGCGATACGTGCCGGGAAGCAGCATGTTATGACTTTTTCCATTATAGCTAACTGCAAGACTTGCACTCTCGGTCACCACGAACTCCGGCACAGTCGGCATTCCACCGCCGGTTATCGTGACGCTTTTACCATTGCTGACCGTTATTCCTGCCAATTCGCGGATTATTCCGGTCTCAAAATTGAACGGGTCCCATAACCAGTCGTCATCGCTTGCTGTCAGATCATACTTGAAAGGTTCCGCTGTGCCGCTCAATGTGATCGATGCCGCAATATTATTGCTTTTCTTCCCGTCGACTCCCAGACGGCACATATAATAAAATCCGAGATCGTTATCCGGAATTACTTTTACTTTCCGGCCGTGGATCTGCATGGCAATTTCCGTCATTGCTTTCGCCCACCGGTCATAGCTGGGTTCCATCAGCACAAATTCAAATTTCAAGCCGCTACGATTCTCGTAACACCTCTGGCCAGTCACTTCCGACAGATCAATGCTGCCGGACGCTCCCGGTACGGAAATCAAATTTGTCTTGACCGCCGGTTGGGGGATGTACATGGACAGCATCTTAAGGCCATATTCTGTCGTATGCTTTCCATCGATTGTCAGTCCAAACTTTCCCATAAATCACGTCCTCCTCCCGTTAATTTTCCCGATTTCATCATTCACATAAGGCGCGATAACCTTTCCTACCGGTCTGCCGTCCATCGAAACCGTCATACCGTCTACGGACTGCCTGAACACTGCGCCCATCTGCTCATAGTCGATGGTTTCTCCACTTACAGTTGATGACGCCCCCCCGCCGTATTTCGTACCGCATCCCCCGGTTGTGTAACGGCTGCTCCTGCAAACAGCTCCGGTCGGATCACGCCAGCATCCATCGAATCTTTCAGCGTCTCATACGGGTTGTAATCAGCCAGTGGTGCATCCATGCCCTCTACGCACATCTCACCGAGCCACTTAAACTTTTTCGACGGTGAGTGAATTTCAAGCGCATCTTTCGCACCTTGGAACAAGCTGTTTGCTAGGTTTTTAACCTGCCCCGTCAACCAATCCCATCCACCACTAATGCCTGTCCAGATACCATCAACGATATGCTTACCGATTTCACTCATCCTTGATGGCAGATCTTTCAGAGCTGCTACAATGTTGTCAAAGAACCCCTTTCCTGCATCTGATGCCCGTTCCCGCATTTTGGCGGCGAACGATAAAATCCGACCAATCACTTTTCCAAGTAATGTCGCTATCCGTTCTGGCAACTGGCTGAAAAATGTCACGATTGAATCACGGAAATTTGTTCCGGTCTCAACCGCTTTCGCAACCATATTACTTGCCCATACCGCAAGATCTGCAAGAATCTTTCCAAAAAACGCCGCGATCTTTTCCGGGAGTTCAGAAAAAAATGTCACAATCGTTTCGGCAAATTCCGGTATTGCGGTTGTCGCCCAGTTTATCAGATCCTGTCCCCACAAAATGAGAGAGGTGAGAATAAACCCGAGCCAATACATGATCGTTTCCGGAAGTTCCGACACCCACTGAACAAGCAAATCCCATGCATTCGTAACGGCATTTTTTATATTCTCGATAAATCCATCCACAAATTCGCGGAAGGCGTCGCAGTTGTCATAAACCAACTTGAAAATCCCAGCTAACAGCGTGGCTGGATTGAGCAGCATCAAAAGCGTCTGCCAGTTATTTTTGATAAAATCTACAAAGCCATCAACGGCGTTCGGAATCGTCTCGGTAAAAAATCCAACAATCGCATCGATCACATCTGATGCGGCAGACCGGATTTTCTCCCACAGGTCGATCCAGAACTGCCGGAAGCTGTCGCTGGTGTTCCAAAAATAAATAAAAGCTGCAACAAGACCAGCTATCAGCGTTACAATCAAAACAAATGGATTTGCAAGCATGGTGGCATTTAACAATTTCTGCGCCAGTTCAGCAGCTTTCTCTGCAAGAGTCAATCCTTCCATTGCTGCTTTAACGCCATTGATTAGCCCTACGATAGAAATTGCTATTTTCCACGCCACAAACGCCGCTGTCAGCGATATAACTACCGGAATTATCTTATCAAGATTATCCAGCAATACCTTTATTGCATCCGTGATCGGATCAAGTGCCGGACACAAGTCCCCGATGCCATCCAGAATCGTATCTGCGATCTCCTCCGCGGCGGTCAGAAGCTGCGGCAGATTATCAATAATCCCCTGCGCAAGTGCTCCAATCAGCTGCACCGCGAAATCAATCATCTGCGGAGCAATATCAACCGCCATGCCGATCAGATCCGGAAGCGCCGCGGACACCGAATCAAGCAGCGCCTGTGTCCCATCGAGAATGGACGGTAACAATTCTTGCAAAATTCCCGGCAGATATCCGGATAAATTTGTTGCAATCTGGGACAGACCATCTACCAACCGGGGCGTTGTCTCTACAATGCGCGGTATAAGATTGTCTGCGGCGGTCAGCGCCGAATCAATCAGATTGTTCAGCAAAGTATCGAAGTCCTGGTCTGGATCTGCCATACCCGTCAGAAAGTTTTCCCATGCCGCCCCGAGCGATGCTATACTGCCCTGGATTGTAGTGGACGCTTCCTTTGCTGTCGTTCCGGTTATGTCAAGATTTTCCTGTACAACATGGATCGCATCCACAATATCAGCAAAACTATCAATACTGTAGCTGGTCGCAATCCCCTGCTGTGCATTGATCTCATTGGCTGTCGCAATCAGGCGCTCCATCTCTTCCTTGGTACCGCCATATCCAAGCTTGAGGTTGTCAAGCATGGTGTAGTTCTGCTTTGCAAAGCCCTGATATGCATTCTGGATATCACGCATATTTGTGCCCATTTTATTGGCATTATCCGCCATATCCGTGATTGCTCTATCTGCTTTTGTGGCTGCAGCCGCCGTATCTCCATCAAGACTCTGCAAAAGCGACGCCGAAAAGCTCGTGACGGTGTCCATATAAGCATTAGCGGAAAGCCCCGCTGTCTTATATGCTATATTGGCATATTCTAGCACCGTGCTTTTGGATTCCTTGAACAGGGTCTCCACACCACCGACAAGCTGCTCATAGTCAGCATATGCCTTTACTGACTGCGTCGTTGCCGCAGTCAGCCCAGCCGCCATTGCTCCGGTTATAGCGGTAACCGCTTTCGTGGACACGCTAAACGCACTCGTAGCCGTCTTTTTGACTGTATCAAGCCCTGTTGTAAATCCTTTTGTATCTAACGCTGTCTCAAATAGCAGCTTGCCATCTGACATAATCCTCACCACCTGTCACGGGTGGCTCTGGATCGTGTCTCTGGCTCTCATGCCCTACTCAAAATACGCTTCAAAATCCTGCACGGTTTGCACGTCCGCCGCCGATAATTTGACCGGAAGCGCCCACATCTCGCGCAATCTCTTATACTCCTTGTCATCACCGCTATAACAACGATATCCGATAATCTCATGTAACTTTGTCGCACCGCTAAGTCCATTAAGCAAAGCCCGGAACTTATGCCAGTGCATCCCTGTTTCTGTCAGATCGATGCCGTACTGTTGCAAAAATGCACTGTAGATATAATCCGCATCGATCCGGTAATCTAATACCCTGCTTCCATCTCCGCCGCCGCTCTTCGGCACAGTAGCAGGCGGATACGCAAAGCCGATGATTGCCTGCATATCCTCTGCCGTGCTGATGTGCGGGATCTCGTCGGCAAACAAATAACTCACGTTAAGGCTCTGCTTCTGGTCCCACATTTCAAACTCGTCGCAAAACCGCATCCACGGCCGGAAATCTGTCTCGATCAAAAAAGGCTCACCGCCGATGGTCACGGTGTCCGGTAAGCCTTTCGTTATCAGATCAATCATTTCTTCATCGCCATGACGCGCTGGATGGATTCTGCATTCTTCGCCAGAGATCCGATTTCCGCCAGTGCCTTTCTGGTATCCGCATCAAGCTCCGGTTTGTTTGCTTCTCTCACCGGGCGATCATATTCGCGCGTGATGCGGATGTACAAAATGTTCAGCTCGTTCAGATCCATTTCGTCCGGATCTGTGGTGCCAAGCGCTTTTGCGACGTTTTCCTCTCCAAGCACATCCGCCACGAATCCATACAGGGCATCTACGCGATCATCCACCGGACTTTCCGGGTTCGCGATCTTCTCATTCACTTCATCGATCTTTTTCTTCATCCCACGGGTAAAGACCGGGAGAATGTATGTTGCTCCATTGTGTTTTACTGCATACTGCATAATCTACCTCCTTAAGCTGTTTTTGCTGATTTTGCTGTTGATTCCGCTGCCTGCGTTTCAGCAGTTTTCTCAGCGAAAGAAATAGCACCGCCGGATTTTGTTGCGGTTCCCTTTGCCACTTCTCCGCCGAACAGTACCTGGAAGTCCAGCTTGCTGTCTACGGCGTTGAGATCCTGCACGGAAAGCACGGCATCCGTCTTCCATGCCAAATAGCCGCCACCTTCCGCCGGTTCCTGCATGAACACCACCATACATTCCACGTGCGCATCTGATCCGGTGCGCATCTCGTAGAAATACGGCCAGATCATCTCATAATCTTTCTCACCCTTGTACATCGTGAGATCCTCGTCAATGCTTGGCTTGTACCGCTTTAACTCCGTTGTCGGAACCTCGTCCGCGATATAATCATAATCTTCCGTCTCCGGGTTCATGGCCAGCGTAAGCTGTGTCGCTTTCTTGACCCGCACCCAGTCCGGCTTCTCGGATGTTCCGCCATTCAGAAACAGCCCGATCAAATGTTTTCTAACCATTCGTCTTCTACCTCTCTTTCCCTTGTATACGTTATTTTGAGCGATATCTGATATATCACTGTGTTGTCCGCTCTTGTCTCAAACATGTATGGCGCGCCAGTCAGTTCGATGTCATCGCAAGTGCGATGGTTGTCCAGTTGCGGTAGCTTCTTGGCATACTGACAGTCATCAACCCAGTACGCAAAATTCTCAAGCCACTCGTCATAATCTTCGCGGTCGCGGTTTTCCTGTCCATCTCTTGTCACAAGCAGCTGATACCACTCTGTGATCTGGTAAGACGATCCGAGATAATCGGTTCGTTCTCTGGTCGGAGACTTAAAGATGCCAAGACTATCCGCACCCTCGCCAACCTGATCCGTGTCAACTCTGACAACGCACATATCGTAGCCCTTAAGCCACTCCGTTATTGCTTTACTTACTGTCATACTATTTTGCTCCTGTCATGCGCTTTACACCGCGCAGAATAGCATCTTTCCCGCCGTCCTGCTTCATGCGTTCAAACCAGAGCCTTCCTCTTTGGTCTGCTCCCTGAAACTGGGCGTTGATATAATACCAATGCCTTGCATATGGTGTATCATAAATTACCTCGCCGCTCCCGATCTTTGTGTTGCGTATACCGCTTCGGATCAATTCCCCGGTATCCATCGGAACATACGGTTGACATTTTTTCAACACCTCTGCATCTATATACTGTTGAACCCTTCCGCTGTGTTCAAGCCCTCTTTTTTCAATGATTTCCGCTTTGTCCATATGCATCGATTTCAGCGTAAAGGTAAATGGCTCTCCCATTACTTACACACCACCTTTATATGTTTCAGCAGGGGCTTGTTCCGGTTGTCGGACACCTCTGCAACTGTCACACAGTCATAATCTGCTCGGAGATGCTTGATCCGGTACTCATCCGCGATCTCGGCAATAACCTCGCCCTGCACAATTACGTCCAGATTTCCGGCATCATCCAGCGTCCAGTAGTTCTCTGTATCCGACAGTTTTCGGAATTCATGCTTCGGAAGGTATTTTCTCTCACACACCGCCGATCCCGGGATCGTGATATTCACCGTCGCCGCGAGATTCACTTTTCCATCCGCAGTCACGTTTTTTACCGTCTTTCCGGTTACCATCACACCTTTAACCACTGTTCGCTGATACCGGTCATCCGGCAGATGGTTGTAAACCGTGACGGTATCCGTAAATATCCCCATCATAAGCACCCCATCAGCCCGGTACCGGAAAGCCACTGGAAGCATACACTGCGGAGCTCCGCGTCTGCCTGCTCCTTTGTCACGTTCGAGTAACTTTCGGAATACCCATCATTACTGACCGACGCTATGCCAGATCCGGCGCCCACGCTGTTCTGATCCGCCATAGCATTGATTAAGTTCGCAACCGCCGCTTTCACCTGTTCAAGCTTATAGCCCGTGGCTGTCTGTGCACGAAAATGTGTTAAAACATCCACTTTTGCTTCTGCTCCGGCGAGTGCCGCATCGAATTCTTCCTCTGTCAGCTTCGGAAAATGGGAGCTGTAATACTCCCAATCAATATAATGATCCAATTACAACTCCCACCTTTCCTATTTCTCTGCTTTTAAGGATTCGTTCTCCGCCTTAAGCTGCTCATTCTCTGCCTTTAAAGCTTCGTTCTCCGCCTTAAGCTCTTTCAGTTCCTTTTTCAACTTTGTGTCTGCCTTTTTATCAGCAGGCTTCTCCGCTCCTACTCCTACCAATCTCATGCGCTCACCTCCTACGCCTTGCTGTTGAGGTAGATACCGGCGCGCTTGTTTGCGTAGGCTTCTACCAGACCATACTTGCGGTACTTGATAATGTCCGCATCTGCATCCGGGTTCGCTTCCGCCGGAATAATATTGCTTGCAATATGCTTATCGAACTTGATGACTGCAGGCTTATGGATAATCATGAAGTTGATATCTGCCGCAGATGTCGCCTTTTTGTAGTGTCCCAGTTCCTCGCCCGAACTCTTACCGTCAAGCATTTCGATTGCAGTGTAGAATCTCGCCTGCGGAACTGCTTTCTTCACCGCGAACTTTCCGAGAATTTCACGTGACTTTGTGGTATCCAAAGCCATCACGCTGTTAAGCAGGGTTGCCGTAGCGTATAAAACACGCTGTTCCTGCGGCACCTCATCCTCGTCCATTTTGCTCCACGCTGTCAGCAACGCGTCCAAAAACTGGGATGCGTCTGCGATCGTACCAGTTGCCTTGGAAATGCCGTCAAGCGCTGCCAGTGTTGCAAAAGCAAACGCATCCGCTTCCGGTGCTGCTTTTTCACGCATCAGTGTGGCTCCTGCCATACCAAATGCAAGGTTACGGGATTCCTCGTTGTCCATGACGTCTACAGAAATCCTTGTACCACGGTCATAATTGAATGTTGCTGTTTTCCACTTAAGGTCTACTGCGCCAGTGGTGTATCCACTATTTCGGTCGTAATCGCCAAGTCCGCTTACACTGATCTGCGGATAAACGATCTCGTTTGCGTTCGCGCCAGCCTTCGACATTGTCGGATCAGACGTCAGATCCGATGTTACCGATGCCAGGCGATACGCCTCATCGAGGTAGTTAATGTAATTTTTTGCTAAAGCAATTGTGTTCGGCATTTTCTTTCCTCCTTATTTCTGCTCTGTGTTCGGCGTTGGCGGAAGTCCCATAACCGCACGCATTCTTGCGTCCGCGGCATCTACACCGCCACCAGATACGGCTCCGATAATGTTCCCCTGCTTCTGCACCTGCGGCTCTGCCTCACCAAAAAGCATCTTGCTGTCCGCGGCTTCTGACAATTCTTTCAGTGCCGCCGCGATGTCCTCTTTCTGGTTTTTTGACTTTTTCAGCGTGTCCACGTCTAGCAATGCCGTAATCGCTTTCACATTCCTGCCTTTCGCCGCCGCGATGCTCTCCCTAAGAGAATCAGAAAAATCACGATCCGCCAGTTTTCCCTGGTAATCCGTCTCGATCTTTTTCTTTTCCTCCTCCAGATCTGTGATCTGTTGCTTCAATGCAGACACATCCGCATCTCCAAAGTTTTCCAACTTTTTCTTCAGTTCTTCAGTCGCCGCATCACTCGCCTTGATTTTCTCATTGGCGGCAGCCAGCTTTTCAGTCTGGTTGTTGTAGTCGGTCACAGTCTTATAGTTTTCCAGAACGGCTTTTTCAAAGTCTTTCTGTTTGTCAGCCGGAACTTCCAAGCCATATTCCTTCATGATTTCAAAAATGTTCTTCATGCGTCCTCCTAAAATGATTTGTGAATCGCATTTTCTGCGATAAGGATTGTAAACGCAAAAAAGAGCCGGACAACGAATCTCTAATCTCTTAGAAACTCATTATTCGGCTCTTAGGCGCTATTGTTATTAAGCTTTCCTGTTTGCACCGCTTACAGTACACCGGGAAACGCTCTGCTTTTGTGTCATCCCGCACTCTGTAAGCTTTGGGATTCCCACATATCGGGCAACTCTGCCACGAATAGGTGTGCTTCACTTTCTCACCCCACCGTATAGTATAGCACACACGTTCGTTCGTTGCAATGGTTAGTTTTGACGTACTACCTCAAAAACATGTTTTGTATGTTCCGTTGTATGCACAACATATCCTTTCGGTGTCTTTTCAACAACAAGCGTTGGTTTAGGCTGTGTATCCAGATCCGCCCTCAATCCACTTGCTCTGCGCTGCGACGGCTGTGCAAATATTGCCTTTCCATTGATTACATACACATGCTGTTTTTCAAGCGATCCAATATTCAAACCATGTTGAATGCAATATTCTCTCGCAATCTTTTTTGCATTATCAATATCAATTTTGCTATGTTTCGGACGCATCAGTACACCTCCTTTTCTAATACATACCATTTTCCTGTTGAATTATAAATTGCCGTGTAATCTTGGTCAAATACATTCAGAATTTCTTTATCTCCGCTTGATGGCATAAGGCAGAAATCATCTATTCCCGGATGCGTATGTCCACTCCAGCGGTACCCCTGCAGCTTTAATTCTAGCGCATAGGACTTTGACACATTTACACTTCTCTCATCTCCTCTAATTATAAGCCTTTCTGCACCTTTTGTAAACATTGCAAATTCAACACCCGTTTGTGCAGTAAGTGCTGATAGATCTGATAAACTCACGCTTTTCTTACCCACAACACACTGGCTATCATACTCGGGCAGCTGTTCCAGCAAGTAATTTTGACGCTTATTAAGTCCAGTTCCGAAATGCGTAATGGCATTTGCATTTCCCTTTCCGGTATTTTTTCGCTCAATGCTTTCAATCATCTGTATTGCACCTTTATTATATGTTCCGTCTGGATGCATTATAACATTATCGGCATGTTTTTTTCCACTGTTATGTTTTAAATCGCTACTTCCCGTCTGTACTCTGAGCCGTTCCATTTTCGGTCTGATATCCACATCCGAACTAAATCGCTTATAGTCCGCCGTCTGCTTCCGAAGCTTGCTTTGCAGCTCCTTTGTGTCTCCGCCAAGTGCTCTCTGTGCTTCAATCTCCCTCTTGGTTGCTCTGATCTGGCGCTCCATCTGCCGCTGCCGCTGTGTTGCGTGGTAATAGTCATAATCTCTGCCATTTACCGTGACAGGCGCAGGCTCCGGATTCCATTGGTTCGGTTCTGATATCCCCTCGAAAAATACATAGAAGCTGTGACGGCAGTTATACCCACACAGTCCAAGCGGATCAGACGGATATCCGGTAGCGTCCTCCAGATTGCGGATAGGATACCCAAGCCGCCTTGATTCCGCCCTGTGACCGCTCCGATCTGTAGTGTATACTTTGCCCTGCCAGTAAGCATGATCGCTGTGACCGCAGGATCCGTCCGACCGCGCACCCCAGTGTTGCGACACTTCCACAAGGCTTTCTCCCGTCGAGTCCATATTCAGCATGGTTACTTTCCCGGCAAGCTGACCGGATGCTGTGCGGATACAATTCCTGACCGCAGTATCAAGCTGCATGCTCCTGCCACTCTTATAGTCGATCGTCCGCAGTCCGCTCTGTGCCAGTTCCCGCACACAGTCATCCACTACCCGCTGCCAGCTATACGCCCCACTGGTCAGCTTTATCAGCCCAAGGTCAAGCTGATGCTGATATACATTTTCAAGCGCCGTAAATCCAATATTCTTAAAGCCGAGAGATTTCGTTAGATTTTTGAGTTCGCCGTTCGTCTGTAATGCCATTGCATCTACAAGCTGATGGAACCCGGATGGCTGGGACAGACTTTTTCCCGCCTGCTCCCACATAGACAGATCCGCATTAAAAGCCATATTTCCGGCATCCGCCACAATGTCATTCCCCTGCTCCTTAGCTTCCGCCACAACTCTGGAGATCTCGCTTGCCACATACTGTTTATACTCTTTGGTCTGCTCTGCCACTGCCATCTGATACTCTTTGTCAGCACGCAGGACTTTCATGACCTCGCGCTGAATCCTTGCCGGAGAATACCCCTGTTCCATCAATGCCCTTGCCATCAACTCAGCTGTCTCCGTATACCGCCCGGTCTTTTTTACCCGGCGCGCAATATCCGCGATCACGTCCTGCTCCAGTTCCTGGTATAGTGGCACAAGCTTGTTCCCGAGCAATTCCAACTGTTCGTCTGTCAACATGCCTTAATCCTCCGTTTCATCATCTGCGTCCGGATCCGCCTGTCCCTCCCGGTAATATTTTGTAGCCTCTTCCTCCGAAAGCTGATAGCGGTCCATCAGATACCAGATGGTCAGCATCGGGATCTCCCTGAAAGACAATGCATCCGCACGCTTGCTCTCAAGTTCGCTCTGGCGGTCGGTTACATACGAATCATCAAAATCCACCGTGATCTCCTCATCCAAGTCCCAATTTGTCCCCTGAAACGTATTGGAGAACCACAGCACTGCCTTGCAAATATCCCTGACATAGTTCTCCGCTTCGGTGCGCTGTTTGTTTAACTCCTGCATGGCATCCTGCCGCTCCCCGGCGTACTCCGTTGCGGTCTTGATCTGCCCATTTTCAAAGCTATATTTCTTCGTCCCATAACCGAACATGGACGAAAGCAGAGACAGACACAGCTCAAAGGACTTTGTGATGGAATCCACTCTGATTTCCGGATTGATCTCCTGTACCAGTTCTTTCTGGTCTGGAAGTTTTTCACCTCCCAGCAGAACAAACGTTTTCTTAACCTGCTCATTAGGAGTGATGGGATTCCCGGCCTCGTCAAATTTGCACAACAGTTCGTTGACCAGTACCAGCTTGTCTGCCTTGTCCAAATCCCCGAACAGCACATTAAAGCACAGATCCACAGCTTTAAGGATTCCGATTGCCCCGTAGACCTTCGGATACCCATATCCCATCATGTGATCGATATTATTAACCTCGGCATTCCGCAGGACAGCGAACGGCTTTACACTGCCAAGCTGCACCACCGTGGTCATATCCGGAAGTAGCGTGCCATATTCATCAAAAACATTCGTTTCCGAAACATAGTTGCCGTGCTCGTCCTTCACAAAGTCAACAACTGTCGTCCTCACTTTTCCGCCGACCAGTCCTGTTCCCGCAACCGCGGCTTCCGTCACCTCATCATTTTCAACTGTGAGTGGAATAAAATTTTCCGCGGCCACATAATTCAGCCGGATGCTTCCACCTCGTACCGTGTTATCGGACATAATATCTGCATTGTCCAGCCGCACATAGCAAGCCGCCGTTCCTTTGGCGGATACACTCTCAATCTGCTTACGGAACATAGGGAGAAAGCGATTCTGCGCCAGGATATCCACCAGATACTCATGCTGCTCTTTGTTGTTCCCGCCGTTTACCTCTGCTATCTCGCATAAGTTTGCATCGTCCGCGCAGCATCTTTTTGCAAATCCCATCCGATTCAGCTGATACGGAGTACCGTGCACCGTGGTACGCTCGTGGAAATCTTCAATCACACGATTTGCGTACCAGTCATCACATTCCTTAATCACCGCCTGTGCTTTGCTGTTCACATTGTAGCCCTTGCCATTTAAATATGTTGCCACAAAATTTTCCATAATCCACACTCCTATCTATCCAGATCAATATATTCCACGAAATCAAGCCATGTGTAGCAAAAACCATCCCACCAGTCATTACAGTTTCCGATATTTTTATCCTCCGGAATATTCGGTTTCTTCTCATCCCATTTAAGACTGCCTATCGCTTTACGCAGACTGGTGCAGCGCTTATTTATCTTCAAGCGTCCGGTGTTAAAGAGTATGTCCACTGTTCTGGGGCGCTCGGATATCTCATTTTTCCGGCAGCCTGCAATGTGGCGATGTGGCCATCCTGCTTTCCGTGCCGCACTGCATAGGCTGTTTATCATTGTTGTGCTGGCGGAATCTGGAAGAACCCAATCCACGCGCTCGTATTTTTCGATACACATTCGGTAAAACTCAACGAATTTCTCACAGATCTGATCCGCATCAATATCCGGAGAAAGCTTCAGTCCATCCTCCTCCTGCACTCTGAGATCATGATAACGATTAAAATACAGAGTACAGACAAGTGTTGTCTTAGAACCGTTACCACCAAAATCTATCCCGATTACCACCTTGGACGGTCTGTGGATCAATCTGCCATACCGGTCACGCTCCAAAAGCGGATCTGTATCATCGTCGCACAAATAAGGATCATTGTTCTCGGCGAACCGCCGGAAGATGATGCCGTCCGCTACCGCACGCTCCCCGCGGATATCCCGTTTATACCATACGCTATCTTTCTGGTAGGTGCTCAATACCGTAGCTATCTGCGCATCTGACAGGCTCATATTGTCCGCCAGCGTAAAATGTCCGTAGTTATATCCATACACCGGATTGTTCTGCTGCTGTTCCTCGTGAAAATGCAAAATGTCCGTGTAATACCAGTGCTCTTCCTCTTTCGGGTTTAAGTCATGGAAGATTTTCCGGTCAGAACTGGAAAGCGTTCGGTCAAATACCTCTTTCAAGAACTTGGGATGACACTCATTTGCTTCCGTCACATATGCCATGCCGTAGGTATTACCCTTTATCAGCTTCTCGTCTCCGTCCTTACCGCCGCCAGACACAAGCACAACCTTTTCTCCCGTTTTAGTCTGCACATACACACAATCACGGTCCTTATATTTTCCCTCGCGGCAGCGTCCCTCAAAGTAATTCAACAGCCCGTACCCGTCGCAGTCCAAAATATTAAGTTTTGCCGTGGCATTTGACACCCCGGCAACCAAATGAATCTTATTTCTATGCGTCTCAAGCATGGTGCAGAAGATCAATGTTGCAAGCACGTTTTTCCCTCCACGCTTGCCACCCTCCGCCACGTTGAACCAGCTGTCAAAACACCGTAGGAAGTAATCATACTGTCTCTGACTGAGTGGTGCCGGTTTATTCATGATCCTGCACCTCCTCAAAATCATCTATACTCCGGTTTGCGACCGGGTGCCGCAGAATATCCGTAATGGTTTGCATATTTTCAAGGATCTGCTCTGCCGAGTCATCCTTGACCTCTGCGCGCTTTTTATCAAATTCAGCCTTGTATTTATCATCTGGGTGCATGAGAAAATATTTTGTCAGCCAGTCATACGCCTTTTGCTTATCTGCCAGCTTAAGAGACACACCGTCTTTCCCCTGCTTAACTTCTTGTATAATTTGGGTGTCTACTTTGTACGATTCATTCAGCTTGACAGAATTGACTTCTTTTTTCAGTGTCTCCCCCGTCTCAGAATCCTTTACTGGTCCAAAGGCGCCCATAACATCTACCTTTTCCCTGCCAAACGACAGATAATCGCCAATATCCGCAAAGGCTATTCGCATCTGAATCTCCACAAAATCTTCCTCCGTGGCTATGATCTGCTGGCGCTTGATTTCTTTCAGACGCTCGATTTCTTCCTTTACCACAACATTTCCCAACAATCTAGGTCCCGCACGCAATGCTGACTCGTATGTGCATCCATATGCTTTCTGGTAACTCTGCGCCGCATTGAATGTCTTACTGTAATAAATGCAAAACATCTGCTGTTCCGGTGTAAGGTCATCGTTCTGCAATGTCTCTCGCGTGCCATCATCTAAGGCTGTTTCACTTCTAGCTTTCTTCTTTGAAACGTTGCGTTTCGTTTCACTCTTTTTTTGAAACGTTTCACTTTCGTTATCATCCCACCGATAGCGATTCTTCCATGTACGGATTGTAGCCGCGGAGCAATTCAGCTGGTCAGCAATGTCTACCAGTTTCATGCCGCTCTTATACAATTCCTGTGCTTTATCTGTCAATGGATTTTTCTTTGCTGCCAACTTCTCACTTCCTCTCTGCAAAATAAAAAAGAGCCGAATACACGAAACTTATCATAGTCTCATATATTCGGCTCTATGGCGCTGTTCTATGGGTACATTATAGCATTATCTTACTAAAATGTCATTGTATTTCATCAATAAATTTCCCCATTTTATGTAAAAATACCAACCATCGAATATTGACGGTTGGCATCTTACTTTATTGAATTATTTTCAGGACATCTTTTAATGGAGTATTTTCATCTATACCATAATCTCTCTTCCATGATTCCATATTCTTCTTTAATTCCTCAAATTCCTCTTTCGAACTTTTCAAAAATTCAAAATTAGTTGCTTCAGCTAACAATCTCTCTGTGTAAAATGTAGAATACAGTTCTCCCAGCGAATCATACAAACCAAGTTTATCAGCTGCTTCAATTAGTTTTTTAATATCTGGCATTTTATTTCCTCCGATCTTTTATGATAGAAAAATTATACCACTACAACCGCCAATATTCAATTTGCAATGTACTACAAATTTATTCTTCCCTGTTCCAAATCTTCGGCGTACCATCAGCATTGAGCATGACCGTAATGCCACCGGCGTTTTTAATGAATAAATACATCACGCCTGTGTCCTTGTCAGCACAAATTCCATATCCGCTGCCGCGTTCCACCATTATTAACTTTTCGTTTTGCTCTGTGCTAACGTTCACGCTCTCGCATCCGGCGATCAAGAGTGTTGCTGTTAAAATTGCTGCTAAAATTTTCTTTTTCATAACTGCTCCTTTTCTCTGCTCTCTTCTTCCTCGATTGCCTTATAAAACTCGCTCGCTTTAATTTCTGTCATAAAGTCGAGTAGCTTTACTTCTACATTCTCCGCCGAACCATATAAAACATCGCCGATCATAAAGCACCTTGTGCTATATTTCCCACAAAATCTCATTCCGTAGCAGAAGTAATCCGGTTTTTTCGGCTTTGGTACCGTCTTCGCAATCTCAAGCCAATCCTTGGTAATCTGACAGTTTGCTCTGAAACGTCTAACACCGTTTTCGTGATATAATTTATTTTTTGTAAACATCCCCTGAAATTTCTGCAAATCATTTTCAGTTGGAATAATTATTACCGCTTTATCGTCTGGAATATATTGCGTCGACTCAATCCCGTGTTCCTCCGAAAATTTCTTAAATGCCTGCGCATTCGCTTTTACATCTTTCTGATACTGTACATATGCTTTATAAAAATCACTGTCTTTGTTAATTGTAAAAAATTTCTCCATCTATTTATCCTCTCTTTCCGCCCCGCCGCATTACTGCTGGCGGAGCTATAGCCGATTTGCTCTACTCCATCAGGTCAATCCACCAATATAGCCAGGCGAAAGCCACATAAGTTCTTTTCTTAATGGCATACTTCTTTGGCACGATTATCACTGTCGGTAATATTGTAAAGACACTCTTTTCCCAGTTTACTTTCATTTTTATTCCTCCGTTCTAGGCAAACCGGAGCTGTCCGGTCTGCTCTGGTTTAATCCTCATGTTCGGCATACGTTCCGCTACGCACAATTCCGGAAGATTTGCCTTGACTAATGCTGCCGGTATCGGTGGACACACAGCATTACCGCATCGGCGCACCTGTTCGCTCCGCGGATACGTCTTGCCGGTATAATCATGGTCGATTATGTAATCCTCTGGAAAACCCTGGCATCCGTACAGTTCCCGTGGCTCCAACATCCGCAGTCCGATGTCCACTATCTGATAATCTACGCCATTGATGGTTACCAGTCCGAATCTGTCCTGCGCCGTCACGGTGTCCAACGGTGCCTTTATATCCTGTCCAGTTCCCTGTCCATAATATTTGATTAAAAAAGCTCTCACCTCTCCGAAATGACCGTCTCCTGCTGTGATTGTCGGAATTGGCTCTTTTACATCCCTTCCATCACAATGATTATTCATCTGAATAAGGTTTACTGCACACATAGCGTTTCTTTCAAGTGTCGTAATGGTGTGCAATGGCTCTTTAATGTCAGAGCCGTTTCCCTGATAATTTCCGCCATAATACTTTTGGATGAATGATGTGACCAGTCCATATCTGTTCGATCCGTCCACCGTCATTATAGGGTCTTCAATCGTCTGTCCCCGAACTTCTCCCTGCGCCGTTTCAGAATGGTATTGGATAAGCGTCGGGCTAATAAGGCATTGTTGATTACCTGTGGTGATCGTATGTATCGGATCTTTGCAGTTTCCACCCGGATGATTCGTTGTATTTGTCCCCATATAAGGTGCAAACGTCGGCTCCACAATTCCATATCCATGCTTCCCGGTAATGGTTGGCATCGGCTCTCTAATGTCATTCGGTCTGCGCTCTCCGCCGTGGTTGCACTGAATGATAAAAGGCTCTGGATTATCGAGGACGAACTTTTTTAATCCTCTTGCGATCCTTTCCATTGTCTTCGGCGCCAGCGGACGTACCGCCCTGATTCCGTACTTTTCCTTGATCTCTTCCGATGTATCAAAGATACTCGGACATGGAAGTGAAAAGTCAAGTTGCGTGTATGCTCCAACATAAGGTTTGACAAGTCCTTCCTTAACCGCTTCGCTGTCTGACGGTCCGTGTGTCGGCTCTGGAAAAACAATCGGCTTGCCATCACACCGCGCGATCATGAAGAATCGTTTGCGCATGGTCGGCGCTCCATAATCAGCCGCAACCAACTCCCGGAACTCTACCTCATAGCCTAAATCTGTGAGTTGCTGAACAAGCTTCCGAAATGTTTCGCCCTGTTTGCTCTTGATCGGATGGTGCCGCCGCCCAAGAGGTCCCCAAGTTTTAAATTCCTCCACATTCTCCAGCATGATGACCCTCGGTCGCACCAGCCCCGCCCAGCGGCAGGCTACCCACGCAAGGCCTCTGATGTTCTTATCCTTGGGCTTGCCGCCCTTTGCCTTACTGAAATGCTTGCAGTCCGGCGAGAACCAGGCAAGTGCTACATGATGTCCTTTGCAGGCTTTTACCGGATCCACCGCCCAGACGTTTTCGCAGTAATGCTTCGTGTTCGGATGGTTCGCCTTGTGCATCTTAATAGCTTCTGGATCGTGATTGATCGCAATATCAACGCTGTATCCAGTTGCTAACTCTATACCGGTGGAAGCACCACCGCCACCGGCGAAGTTGTCAACGATCAGTTCTCCGTTAATCATTTGCAACCACCCCGCTTTCGCTTCTCAAGTAATCCATATACCCCACAGACTGGGTAAGCACATACACCGACACAGCGTTCGTGATCCTATCTACCAGTTCAGCAGAATCCTTGTGCCTTTCATACGCATCTTTTACCACTTCGCCGATCTGCGTGTACTGTGCTTTCCCCTGGCTGTTGATCCATGCAGTCAGATCTTTTACCGCTCCACATTTTATCTGGGATTTTAAATAGTCCGTCATTTCAATCTGACCATCACACTCATAATTGCCTAAATCTTTCATTTTCTCTCAAAGGAACCCGGCGCGCCTTTTATCCGGATAGGTCCCGGCTCCTTTCTCTAATCAAATCTTGTCTCTTTACAGACTCTGCTTTCAATATTTCTCCTCAGCGGCTTTCCCTCACTGTCTTTTGTAAAACCGTAAAGCATGTCTCGAATATAGCCGCGGCGTATAAAACATTTAACGGAACACCATTCTACATCACAGTGTGCACATGGCTCTCCAAGGCACTCATTCTTTTCATTGACAGGTTTTACATCGAAAAGACCTATCTGACCGTCTATTTGTTTCATTCTGTCAAAAGGAGCCGATGCGCATCTTCCCGGGAAGCTCGCACTCCTTTCTGATTTATTTTTTCTTACCTCTGGTCTTGAACTTATACACATCGTTTTTCTGCCGGCTTATCGCACTCCGGTAGCCGTTCAGCTTACTCGCTCTGCTCTTGCTCATGCACACCTCCCTCTATGGCATCTAAACAAGCGTTCCACCCTGCATCGAATCTTCCATTGTCGCAATGCTCTGGATGATCTGATCTCTCTGGCAGTTCCCTGAGCGGGCAAAAACTCGCTCGATCCTCCGAACTGTCTGATCCGTCATAATAATCATCTGCAGGCGGACAATATAACCCGCTTGGATCATCGTCAGCCAGTTGACAATCTGCGCAACACTCCGGCATATCCATAATCAATACTGCTTTAGCCATACCTCACACTCCTTTATTCTGCCGCATATTCCAATTCGTCCTTAAGATATTCTGTCAATTCATCTACTGTCTCAATGTCTTCTCCCGCACGAATTTCTGCAACTAACAACTCAATGCTTTCAAATCTGCTTATTACTTTTGCTAATTCTTCCATAATCATTTTCCCTTTCTGTCATTTAATTAACTTTCGATTCCCGGTTTCTCGCACCGTTCAAATTCGATAATCCAAACCCACGGATTCGCATTCCAACCGTAGCGATCAAGGTCAGAATTCTTGATGGTGGAATCCCATAACCATGCGAATTGCTCCCTTGCAATTCCATATTCCTTATCAACTTCTGTTCCATAATTCTTTTCACTATATCCGATATCTTCATAAAAAAGGTTTCCAACACCTTCATTCTCTGCTTGTTGTGGAGTAATCTCCTGCAACCGCTCCACTCTCACATTCGTAACCTTAAGCCATATGCGCGCGGCTTCTTTTGGCATGTGGATGGAAGGTTTCCATTTCGTAATATCCGCAATGTCATTTCTTTGCCAATCTTCGTAGTAATAGTATCCGTTCGGTGCCTTTTTCCATGTTTCCCGGACATACAGGATATTGCCCGGCTCGCAAGGCAACTTAAAGAATTTCTCTCCATACCCATCTGCAAATGTACCTCTACACGATATGTACCCTTTAGGTGTAAAAGCGGTATACCCCCATACTGCATCATCAGGAATATAGCCTTTTACACTTCTTCTCGTTGCACCTTTTCTTCCCTCCAGAATCGCCCGAACCATTTCGGTATTGAATAAAATTGGCAACACTCTATTCATCCTCTGGCTCCTCCTCGTAGCAACTATACACAATTGTGTTGTCTACATCGCAATCACTGTTATTCCATTCAATATCTTCTAATGCTCTGTCTTTCGCAATCTGAATAGCTTCTGCTTCTGTATCCGCTTCTATGTCATCATAGTCAATCGTAAGCTGTAACCCTACACTTGCATTCCACTTAGCCATCTACTCCACCGCCTTTCACAATCTCGATTGCCTTGTTAATTTTGATCACTGTTCTTTCCCCCATCAGACTCCCATCCTCTCTGTAGAGCGGATTCTTTTCTTTCTCTAACTGCTTCACAACCGAATCCACATCATAGGCGGTCGGCTGCGAATCAATAAAATCGAGAATTGCTTTCATCTGACTTTTATTGTAATTTCGCCCATTGAACTGCAAATTGTCTGCATCAATCAATCTTCCCATCGTTCGCCCTCCTGTTCCAATCTGTAGTTGCTTTCGTTCGCTCGTCTTTCCCTGTTCTGATGCCTCCGCCCGGATCCATATACATCTCACATTCATAGCTTTTTGGGAGTTCTGTTCCGCATTTCATACATTTGATTTTGAACATTACCCCAACAGCCAAATGTGATGACTTATTTGTAATGGTTAAGAACATTGCTTCTCCGCCGCAGAACGGACACGGTTTAAGTTCTTCACTCATTCTTCACACCCCTTTTCTTCCAACGCATTGTATAAGCGCAAGTATGTTTCAAAATCATTCGGGTTCATTTTGCCCGAAAAAAAATCCAAAAAATCCTTATTTCGCAAGCATTCTTCCGGTGTGCCGATTGCGCGGTACTCTTCCACCTCCGCTTCCAACTCCTCGATATATTCATCTTTATGGTCGCAGTTCTGGCAAATCTGTGTAGAAGTATTTGCAAATTCGTTTTTAATATTAGGGTTGATTACTGATGTGTGCCAGCGCTGCACCTCTTCCAGTGCCCGTATCGCCACCTCGCATGACTCAATTTCTTTTTTGCAGTTTTCGAGGTTGCTGTAATACTCTCCTAAACTCTTTTTCTTTGCAGCAAACACTTTTGGCGCAATCAATAATAATTCTGCCAAAACATTTTTAGACTGAATCATGGCATTTTGAATAAATACCTTTGCTTCATTGTCTGTCATTCCTACACCTCCAACAATTCCGGGTTGTCAAATTTGTTGCCGATAACTTCACAATATTGCCAAAATTCCATAAATTCAGCATGGTCATACATTTCATCCATAACGCCGCTGTTATCACTTACGAAGTCAGTTAAGCTCCAACGTCCTTCCGCAAATTCAACCTTTGCTTTATTTACAAAATCAAATCCTTCTTTGTATTCATAGCCTTCCTCTCCTGTATCTTCAAAAGAAACAATATCATTCTCCCAAATCAGCTTGCCGTTCTTATCCTTAAGTCCGGTGCACTGGCAGATCGTATCTTCCAGCACTTCGACAACTGTTTTTAGCAAGTTATCTGCGTGTATTGGCTGCCCTGTTTTGTGATGTGGCAAGATGTATGGTACATCATTTACCATAAACAAAAATCCTTCCACCCATTCTCTGTTGTCAATCCGCTTGCCGCGATATAAATATCTACTCTCCATGCTATCCCTCCTAATCTGCCAGTATCGGAAAAGCAAACGCCCACAGGCACCACGCCGATCCCGTCATCTTGATTCCGGCGATAACCGCAATGCTAACGGCAATCCACTTCACCGCTTTTTCAAAACTCAATTTTCTGTTCTTGCGCTTTTCCCGGCATATATCGTAGCTCGGGCACTCCATGCAGCAATATGTTTTGCCGAGCTTGCATTCTTTTTCGCAACTCATTATTTTTCCTCACTCTCCTTAAACTTCATCTTGCACCACTTCCGTTCTCCGGTGCATCCCCGCGGCGTGCCGTCCGGCAAGGGCGGGCATTTATAAGCTCCACACTTCTCTCTATCTGGACACGGAACCATCTGTCCTAAACTGTCAAAGGAATATTGCTCCATGCTATTCCTCGCTTTCTGCCCGAAGCCATTTAAGCCATCCTTTTTTATCCCAAGTGCTTCCACCAAGTATGTCTTTCGTCACAGCATCAAACCATTTTGCCAATTCCTCGTCCGTCATGCTCCGGATCCGGTCTGCATTGGTCTGCGGTCTGCATTCTTTCACAATCTCAAAGCACTCATCCTTCCAAGCTAAAACATTTTCTAGCTTATAGGAACTGTAGCCAACATGATAATAGTCCTCTCCGATTTCCTTGTACTTGATTTCGTAATATGGCTTTTTTCCTATCATTGTTATGATAATATCTAAGCAGGAAACTTTAATGCGTTCCGTTTTGCTGTCCCGTGCCGCAGTTCTCATACATTCAACCATGTTCCCACTCCTTTCCGCACCGTAGCTGATACGGCACCTCTCTGAATCTCTTAAGCGCGTCGCCGCTCACATGCTTGCTCGGGCGTGTCATCTTCTCGCTGATCTCCGCCACGCGCCTGCGGCGCTCCTTACTGTCTCTATGCATATTCACACCTCATATGTCTTTCCTATAAACCTCGGATCGCAGTATTTACACTCCTGTTCCATTACACTTGCGATACCTGTCATCGTTTCATACCCTGTTGCAAGGCTGTTGATGTAATATCTGATCCATTCCAGCGTCTCCGCCACCTGCCTTTTTGAGAAATTAAATCCCGTCTTAAGGCATACACCAAGAAGCGCATAGTAATTACAGATCGATGCTGCCAGAAATTTTCCGGCGGTCTGCATGGAACCCGGGGCAACTTTCCTTTCGACCAGGGAAAAGCTTTCTCTAAAAGGAACCCTGTTTGCTTCTGCTTTCGCATCAATTCCACACTTTTCTCTCATGCAAAACTGCAACTGCTCTGTCGATAATCCGCCTGCCGCCGTTGTGTTCAAATATTCCTTTATGATCTTTTCAACTTTCATCAGTCTCTTATATCCAAATCCAAACTTGTCATGAAGAATCTGAAATGAAATCAACCGAATATTCAAAAAAGATTCTTCGATCAGATCATTGGTATTGCTTTGTGTCTTTGCGTAGCGCTGCATCCGAAGCAGTTCATCTTTGGTATACCCCAACGGCTGCATACGCTTTCTCTTTCTTGCCAATGCATTACTCACTTATTTACACCTTCCTTCACTTTTTTATCTCACTTTTCCACAACTCTGATCGTCTTGCCTGCTTCGAGCGCTGCCACAATATCCTCTCGGTACGGGTCATACATGCTCGTTCTTTTTCTTCTCTCCATTGCCTTGTCCTCTCATAACTTTTTCAATCATCTCTTCCTGATTCCGCTCTGCAATATGATCCCGAACCGATTCCTCCGGGAATGCAATCTGATATGTCCGCTCCTTGATCCGGTTGGTGATCCGGTCATCGTACCGCAGGCTGTCCAATGATTCGTTGCTTGTGAAGATTGTCACTTTCTTGTTGATGTACCGCTCGTTGATGATCTGGTACATCTTGTCGTTGATCCACGCCGCCGGGGATTCCACGCCGAAATCATCGATAATCAGCACATCCACCGTGTTAAGCGCATCCAGTAACCGGCTCTCACTGTATTCGGCATCCCGCCGCCATGTATTCTTGATCTCCTGCAGGATGGTCAGCGATACCGCGAACTTGACTGCATAGCTTTTCATCAACTCATTTGCAATCCCGGCAGCAATACGGGTCTTCCCGCTGCCCTTTGTGCGGGACCAGATAAACAGCCCCATTCCCTGCTCCCTCTGAGTTCCGAAATCTTCCAGGTAAGCCTTTATGATCCGGCAGGCATCCGTAACCGTCTTTTTGCTGTCTGGCTGTCGGTACACATCCGTGCGGAAGGTTTTCAAATCCATCCCCCGGAACGCTTCCGGTATGTCTGCAAACCGCAACCGCCTTGACATCGCCGCCCGCTCCCGGCACTTACATTCCACCGCCGTTGTGATACCGTCCTTTTCGGTCAAGATCCACTCGGTGCCATTGCACAACGGACACACATCAGAATCCCTCGAATTCTCCGGTGTCTCCAAGTTCCCCGAGCCGCTCATTGATCGATTTTTCATGCGCTGTAGTATTTTCTCCAGCGTTTGTTCCATCTGCTCCATTGCCCGCTCCTTTTAGATACTGCATAAATACATTCTCACGAAGCCAGTTTTCCGCTTTCTTGATATACCGCTCCGCCGTTCTGTCCCGCCGACAAGCATCCGCATAATTCTGCGCCGCCCGTATCAGATCATCCTCCGGTACGCCAGCCATCACCGCATTGCAGTATTCCGATTCTGACAGGTAGCCGGTACATTTTTTCGGGTAGGCTGCAGCAAATTCCACGAACCGCTCCACGGGGGATATAGGGGGTGTATTTCTTCCCTTCTTTCCTTCTTTCTTTTCTTCTATTGTTGGCGTTAGAATGTCGTTAGAATGTCGCTTGCTTGTCTCTTGGCTGTCGTTTTGCTTGTCACTCGTCTGGTATAAATCGTACTTAACCACTGTAAATACGGTATATTTGTTTGTCGTTTTGCTTGTCACTTCGCCTGTCTTTTTCAAATGCGAAATTGCTGTCCGAATTTCGCGCTCCGTAAGTCCAGTTTCGCCCGCCAGCTTCCCGATGGACGAGACAAATGATCCACGCGAAACCGTTGTCCCTTTAAAATTTCCATCCTTCCAGTTGGCTTTCAACAGCATGTGGATGAACAGCCGGGTGGTATTGATATCCGTGTACCATTCCCATTCCAGCAACCCCCGGCTTAATTTTATGTAGTTGCCATCCAATCATCCCACCTCCCGGATCAATACCTCTATCCGTGGGTTTTGAGTATCTACGTCAAACCGATCGCTGAACCCAACAATATGTTCCCATCCATCATTTTTCAGCACTCCTTTGTTGACCAGTGCATCCTGAATCACTTTGCGCCCAAACGAAGATATATTATCGAGGTCCCGGCGCTTGTTCTTTTCAAACCATGCATATTCCATATACACCGGCTTCTGGATCTTAACTCCACGCAAACACTGCTCTATATACGCAGATACGATTCTTTCGTTATTCGCTTTCAGTTCTCCACCTTTATATCTACTGGATTTATCTGCACGGATGAAGTCGTTCAAATTATCCAGTCTCCCCGGGACTACCAGTAAATACTCCAACTTCTCTCCTCCTCTCAAACGCCAGCTTCATGGCAAGGCGCTTCGACTGTATCGCTCTCGCGCGGTGCAATTCCTGTGCCAAATACTCATTTAATTCCTTTTCATCAACCGGATCTCCTGGGATGGGGCGGTAATAGCCAGCGCCCACATTGATAATGCAATCCCCGTTCCGATTAGCATCTTCTATATTCTTTCTAAGCGCCCTATCTTCATACGATTTTGTCGGCCGCAGTAGTGGGCGCGCATGTCCATAGGGAATATCATTTATCGTTTTCATATACCCCTTTCCCCTCCGGGACGACCCCGGAGGTATCCATGGCTTTCAATAATTCGTGATATAAAAACCGCATGAACGGGTTTCTTAAGGTGTTTCAACCTATAAGTAACTGCGCCCGTATCTCTTTCGGAACAGCTCTCTTGCATTCTCCTCCGACTCACCACCGGCAACGCAATGTTTCTCCCATGCCAACTGACCAATGATATGCATTAACGTGCTCATTTCTTTATTCATGTGCACGCTCATTTTCCCCTCATGGTGTTCATACGACAACGGTACCCACAGTCCGTCTTCATCTGATAGCCGGCGGTTTGCCGTTCCCTCGAAAATATGATGACGGTGTACGTTCGGTGTCCCATCAATCATGTCGTACTCGGCATATCTCATATCTACAACAATGGAATCTTTCATCTATACCTCCCCGAGCAGTTCACTTGACCAGATAGGCTTTTCCAGCACTTTGGTATACTTGCAGTAATCACACTGCCCACAGCGGATCGGCTTCAAGGATCTTTTCTTTAAAGCAAGGATATTCGGCACATTGTGCTCAACCTCTGTAAGGGCTTCGTCCAGAAGCTGTTGCTCAACAGCGATCACCTGTATGTCGGGTTCTTTTTCTTTCGACACTGCCGCAATAAAGAATGGAAGCTTTTTGCCGGTATTGATCTCCACTACTTTCTGATATACCGCGCCCTGAATGTAATACCCCCATTCAGCAAGGAAATTCAGATGTCCAATATCTGGGTGGGAAAATGTTTTTGTGATGCTCTGGCAAGTCTTCAGATCAACAATGCATCTCCCCGGATGGTAGCTGTCGATCTTGATCTTCCACTTTGCCCCGAACATCTCCGCAGTCATAATGACCTGCTTTTCTCCGCTCATGAACTGCATAAAAAGTTCATCCCGCTCACACCGCTGGATCATATAATTTGCTTTGATGTACTTTGCCATCAGTTCACCATTTTTTTTGAACATGCACGGATGCTTCGCCTTGAACAAATCAAGTGTGCCTTCAAAATGCGCATCTACATACGACCCAACCATCAAGGCATCGGAATCTTCCATATTTTCTTTCCATGTGCCATCTATCTTCGCAAGAGCACACTCTTCGCAACCTGCGCTCCCATATGTACCCATAAAATCCTTGTACTGACTGACAGAGAGAAATTCTCTGTTGGCTTCCAGACTGTAATAATTCTCATTATTCAACAGCATTGTCAAATACCTCCGATGCTTCTTTCTCAGCCTGTGCCTGTTTGGAATCTGCAAACGGATCCGGCACTGGCGTTGCAGGTACCTTCGCAATGTCTTCCGCCTCTCCCTCGACGGAGCATCCCATAAGTGAATTGGAAATATGCACCCTTGCGAAAAAAGCTGATGCTCGATAGGCAAGCATTAACTCCGGCATAGTCTGCCATTTTGATGTTTCATTTCCATACTTGTCTTTCTTCGAATACCACCCTTCATCCTTCGCCATTTTAATGGTAACTTCGACTCCGTGAACCTCTTCGCCATCCTCTTTTCTAATGGCACTGATATAGCACCCCCAGCTATCTGTATTTTTTTGCCCTGTATAAACAGGCTTCACACTTTTAAATAATGGCGATGCCTTTATCATTGACATACAAGCCTGCCCGCTCCACTGTGGTTTTCCTTTGACAACATACAGATTCTGCATTACAAACATTGGGGAAACGTTCATTCTGTTTGCCATATCGCATGCAATCGCACAGTCCATAGGTTTTCCCTGATATGCCTGTGGCACCAGGGAAGATGATGCAAACATCTTCCCAATATTAAATAAATTCTGAAAAGCCTCCGGGTCAGAAAATACATTTGTTGATAACTGACCGGTCTGCTCTACTGTCATGATCTCTGTGTTTTCCATGTCATACCTCCTACAATGTAACCACTGTCAAATCTTCATCATCCGTTGTCCTGGTGGCAATAAACTGCAAGCCTTTTTCCTTACACTTGGCATAAAGCTTCTCACGCAGATCGGTTGCCAGTTTCTCCACTCCATCAATCAATATGATGTTCAGACCATTCTGATTCTGAAGCGCAACATCAATGCAAAGATCCAGCTTCTCGCCCTCGGACAGATTGCTTACCGGTAAGCCGTTAATTAACGGAATGCCATCCTCCACCGTCAAGCCCTCAATCGGGATTGTGCAGTTTGCAAGGATCTCTCCCGGCAGTGTTCTTGCCTTTTCGATCTTGTCCGTAAGCTGCTGTGACTGCTCCTGCATATCCGCGATCTCGCTCTGCAACCGGAGCATCCGTTTATATTCGTTGATATGAGACTGCATTTTCTCAATCTCCTGCGCCTGTTCCTGTAACGGTGTCACATCCTGCGGCTGCTTGTCCGCATATTCTGCATACTCGGCAACCTCCGCGTCAAACCGTGCCACGTTCGCCTTATATGTCTGCTCAATCACTTCCAGCTTGTCTTTCTTTTTAGATGCGAGCTGTTCTTTCTCCGTCTCATATGACCGGATCTGTTCATTCAACGAAGCGATGGACTTGTCAATCTGGTTTGCCCGGTTGGCAATTTCGCGGTCCAACGCAGTGATTTCGATTTCACGATCAGCTTCAAATTTTCTGATCTTACTGTCGCGGCTGTCCATTAACAGCTTGGCTCTCTCAATGGTCTGGTTTTCTTTCTGCATACGCTCGATCTGGCGGTAAATATCACCGGCACTTGCGTTCTCCCATTTCTCAACGTCATATCCTGCAGGAATTCCATTCGCGATTTCTTCCACAAATGCTTTCTTATTTCTAATATCCCGGTCGATGTTCCGGCGGTTCTGATAATAATCACCGTTCTCCGCCTGGATATCATTCAGCACAGAAAGAATGCTCTGATCGTAGCTGACCCACGCCGGAATTTCTCCGAACCACTCTTTAATCTTGTTCATATCCCACGGATAATCGATCATATCAAGGATAATCGCGTTCTGCTGCTTTTTATCCATCTTCATGAACTCGATTGGATTCAGCTGCAGCGGCATGAATAACTCCCGCAGAAATGCTTCCGGACTGCCAACCTCTAAGCCATTTCGTTTCACAGACTTGTAGTCTGCCTTGTTCGTTCTGGATTTGCGATCGATAGAAAGGCCTGTGTCAGTCTCTACAATGATCTCGCCCTCTGTCTCACCCTTGTGCACGATGTACTCGCGATCACTTTTGTTTGTAAGTGCATACTTGATCGCATCAAGCACAGAACTCTTACCTGTACCATTTTTGCCGGAAAGCTCCAAAGATCTTCCGTCTGCTTCGTACTCTTTGATTCCAAAAAGATTCTTAATCTTGATTTTTGTTATATTCACTTTAAAATGTCCTCCATTTCCATCTGTTTAAAATCCGTCGACCGGATCATCCGGTCTAATTCTTCTCTGCGGTGCTGCCGTTCTGTCTCACCGGTAACGCAGTCATCACACACTCCGTTCCGGCCTTCGCCCGGGTCCATCATGCAACCGCAGCACTTACATTGATATTTTCCATACATTGACATAACCTCAATTCTAGTGTTACAATAAACGCAGAAATACTTATGTATTCCTACGGTAAATAGCACCTGTACTCGCCAAAGTTATCAGGGTGCTATTTTTTTGCCCTCAATTTCAATCCACACAATATCCGGCTTGTCCATCTCGATCACAACCTCGGTGCGCCGCCGCTCCGCCAGCATGTAAATCGCATAGCCCACGCCGCCCAGGAAGCCACCGATGATACACAACGCTCCCGCAAGGTAGCCGTATACATCCTGCGAATCCAGACAGCATCCTGCAAGCAGTGCCGTGACCACGCCGACCGCCGTAACGATCTTGCCTATCCTTTTCAACGTTCTCACTCCTTTCTTATGGCTTGTCCGCCGCTACCGCCTAAGCGGTTTCATCCTTCGTTATCCCGCGCATCTCTTCATCACGCTTCCGCTGATAATGGATCTTAACCAATGCCTTGGTAAGCCGTTCCGATGCTCCCTCGGTTATCGTTACGCTGCAGGTAATCTCCTTTTTCTTTCTCTTTGCCATACATTTCCACCTCCGTTAAATCATATGACAGCCTGCTTGTACCCTTTTCCTGCTTTGTGCATCATCTCCTCCGTTGTCAAACTATTCTTGTATGCTATATTTCTTACTCACATCTGTTGAACGTGAAGATAAAACTAAACCTGCGAGAAGAATAGGTTTTGCTAATCCCAATGATGCTTCGGACTCGATTTAGAAAGAAACTTTTGTCTTTCTATCCAAAGATTGCGAAAAGTTTCTAATTTTTCCTGCTGACTTTGAACCTGCAATTCAAGGTCAGCAATTCTTTTTTCCAATGCATCTGCTTTTCTTCTTGAAATCCACATCGCTTTTCCTCCCTTCTATTGCTTACTGGCATAATCTCATTATTATTGCAATTGAATTTGCTATAACTCCGACAGAATTTAATATGATAGATATTCCAATTATGAAATATCTCACTTTGTTGCTCTTTTCTTCTTTCATCTCTCACTCTCCCTTCTACTATTGTTGTAAATGTTCTCCTTCAGTGTTAAAATTCTTTGTACAGGCACTGCCATGTCGAGTATTATGAAAGGAGAATTTTAAATGGATATTAATAAAGTAATTGCGACCTCTCTTGATAAGTCCGTAAAGGATATTACTAATGGAAAAATTGATGAAATCCTCAACTTGGATGATGAGCAACTTCAAAAAGCAGTCCAGCAAAACCAACTTCTTATGAATTATTCCATTACACTTCTAAAAACTTATCATGAGGAATTACGAAAAGAATTAGCTACTCACGGAATCGAGATTTAATTAACAAACAAGCATATAAGAAAGCTACTTCTTCTTTTGAAAAGGACTGCTTCCTGCCCGAAGTGGTCTTTTTCTTTTTTGTCTTTCTCACTCAATCATCTCCCTTCTTACTGAATATTTACGGTTTTATCGTAATCTAAAGGTAAAAAAATAAGCTGGCTGTATTGAACACCATAAGTTTCTTCGATCTTTCTTAAAACCGGAATATCCGGATAACTTTTCCCACGTTCATAATTTCCCAAGGTGTCCGTACTTACTCCAATTCTTTTCGCCGCTTCTTCCTGTGTCATACCATGTATTTCTCTGGCTGTTTTTAAAGTCAGTCGCATGTTACTTGATATTTCTGGCACTTTATCATCTCCAATCTTTACATTTTTCTGATTTCCTGCTATAATCCTCTTGTCACTTGGGCGGCTTAGCAGGAATGTTAAGAGTGCCGCCCTTGTGGTTGCTTGTTATTTTCGCCCTACTTAATTCTATTTAAGCAGGGCTTTTACTTTTTCTTTGGCTTTCTCCAAATCTTCACTTTCTTCAAGGATAG